GAGCAGATTCATCGGCATCCGATATTAGTGACAAGATTAAGGACGTTTTGTATGCAAAAGCAGCAGAACGTATTGAAGGTATTAGACCAACAGTTGGTGCATCCATGTTTGGTGATGAACAACAATCCGAATCAGAGGATCAAGAATAATGGCTTTAGCATCAACAGAGTTGACACCAAGCACATATTTTCTTATCGGAAATAATGTTACGACCATAACTTTTCAATGCCAGAGTAGCACTCCGGTTGTTATTGGAATAACAACCACTGCTGGAATAACAACGTCAACACCTGGACTTGTTTATAATAGGTTCGAAGGTGAGATGAAGAAAACTGTTACAGATCTATCACATGATGCTGGTGCTGCATATGTTTATGCAAAAGCACTTACAGGTACTTCTAAGATTGTCTATGAAGGTGCCTGATTATGTCAGGCAAGAATCCTTTTTTGGGACTTGGTTTTGGTAACCCATTTACAACATTTGCAAGATTAGTATCTGGTGGTGCATCTGTTATTTCTGATGGACTTGTAATGCATCTCGATGCTGGAGATACTAATTCTTATTCTGGTAGTGGAACCACTTGGACAGATTTAAGTGGTAATGGTAATAATGGAACTCTTCAGAGTATGAGTGGTGCAAATTATAGTAGTGCTAATGGTGGATATTTAGATTTTGATGGGGCTAGTGATTATGTAACTCTTCCATTTAATACTGAATATACAAATATATCCATTGATGTATGGGCTACTAGAGATCAACTTAATGCCTATAACTCTATAATGGGAAAATATGGATCATCTGCTGGATATGAACTTATATTTAATAATTCTGGTGGAGTAAGATTTCATACTAGTAATCAAAGCATAGATTCTACTACATCTCTAAGTGCCGATGTTTGGTATCATATTGTCGGAACTTATGATGGTAGCACTGCTAGAATTTATATAAATGGTTCATTGGATGCAAGTGGATCTACATCACGTAACACAAATACTGTTAACTGGCGGATAGGTAGATCTGCGTGGGGTGGTAATTATCATAATGGTAAAATATCTAATATAAGACTTTATAACAAAGCACTCACAGCATCAGAAGTATTACAAAACTATGATGCACTCAAAGGAAGGTATTCATAATTATGTCAGGTAAGAATCCTTTTTTGGGACTTGGGTTTGATAGTCCATTTACAACATTTGCAAGAACATCCGGTGGTTTTTTTGATGGATTACTCATATACCTTGATGCTGGGAATACAGACTCCTATTCTGGCAGTGGAGATAATTGGATTGACTTAAGTGGTAATAATTATCATATGTCATTAAAAAATTCACCTACATTTACTACTTTCTCCGGAGCTCCTTGTTTTGATTTAGATGGATCAGATGATTATGGAGTATGTGATGGAACAGTTCCAGGTTCAACATCAGCAACAGCTACTAATCTCGGTGTCGATGGAGCAAAGGAAAAAACTGTTGTTTGTGTAGCTTGTGTTGATAATTTTGTCCAAAACGATCAAGCGGCTTTATTTGAGTTGGGAAATGGTCATGTGAATGGTCAACACTTCTCTTTAAGATTAAGAAATTCATTTACAGGTTGGAGAGCACAATTTTGGGGTCCAGCAGATTATGACTTTGATTATGATTCAAGAGCAAAATGGACAATGTTTAGTGTTGTATATGGATCTGATAAAATAGGTAGAACTTATCGTGATAATGGAGTTTTGTTAGGTCAAGATGATGGTCCTGTAGATTTAACAACAGGAGGATCTAGACCATTTGAGATGGGAAGATATGACGGCAGATTGTACTTTGGAGGAAAAATTGGTTTGTATCTTGTATATAATAAAGGGTTAACGGTAGAAGAAATCCAACGAAACTACGAAATATTCAAAGATAGGTTTGGAATCTAAACTACGATGCACTCAAAGGAAGGTATTCATAAATAAATCATAAGGGTATAAAGACATTCATACAATGAAACTTATCACAGAAGAAATTTCAAACGTACAGATTATTACTGAGGGCAAAGGTTCCAGTAAGAAACTGTATATTGAAGGAGTTTTTCTCCAAGGAGACATCAAAAACCGTAACGGTAGAATGTATCCTATGGAAACTCTTTCCAAGGAAGTAAAGAGATACAATGAAGCATTTACTCAGAAAGGACGTGCTCTTGGAGAACTTGGTCACCCTGATGGTCCTACCGTAAACCTTGATCGTGTTTCTCATAAGATTACTTCTCTTACTCAAGAAGGAAGTAATTTCAAAGGAAAGGCACAAATCCTGAATACTCCTATGGGTAAGATTGCATCTTCACTTCTCGATGAAGGTGTGATGCTTGGAGTTTCTTCCCGTGGTGTTGGTTCATTGAGAGAAGATAGAAATGGTGTAAGAGTTGTTGGTGAAGATTTTCAGTTAGCAACTGCTGCTGATATCGTTGCCGATCCTTCTGCACCTGATGCATTTGTTAATGGAATCATGGAAGGAAAAGAGTGGGTTTGGGAAGGTGGAATCCTTCGTGAACAACTCGCAGAGAAAACTCAGAAGAGAATTAATACTCTTGTCTCTCAGAGACAACTTGAAGAACATAAGTTGGACTTATTCAACGAGTTTTTATTAAATCTATAATTTATAAATAAATATAGATTAATACAAATCTATAAATCTAATGTCCGTTGGTAGCAATTTACAAGAAATGGAAAACGTAGTAACGAAAGGAGCTGCTGCAGCTGAACCAATGCCAAAATCAGGTAGCAACGCTGCCGGTGTTTCAACACCTGGTCAAACTGGCAATTGGGAAGATCTCGGTGGTCCTACTCCAGAAAACTATAAGGTAGACGACAACTCTGCCAAACTCTCAGAACCCAAAATCGCAACTGTCAAAGACATTGTGAACAAAGGTGCAAAACCTGCCGAACCTATGCCTAAGGGTATGAAGGAAGAGGAAGAGGTTGAAGGTGAGATTGTCGAAGAGGAAGAAACCACTGCATCTGCCGAAGATGTAGTTTCCGAAGAGGAGACTACTGAGGAAGAGGTAGTTACCGAAGAGGAGACTCCTGAAGCAGAGTACAGCATGGAAGAAGATGTTGCTGCACTGCTTGCAGGTGAGGAACTCTCTGAGGAATTCCAAGAGAAAGCACGCACCATTTTTGAAACTGCTATCAAGGCAAAGGTTGCTGAAGTTCAAGAAGAACTGAAAGCACAATACGAAGCAACTCTTGAAGAGGAAGTTTCGGTAATCAAAACCGAACTGACCGAAAGAGTTGATGCATACCTTGAGTATGTTGCTGAAGAGTGGATGACCGAAAATCAACTCGCAGTAGAAAAAGGACTCCAGGCAGAAATGACCGAATCATTCCTGACCGGAATCAGAAGTCTTTTTGAAGATCATTATGTATCAATCCCTGAAGAGAAATATGATGTAACCACCGCAATGGTGGAAAAATTAGATGAGATGGAAGATAAACTCAACGAGCAAATCAATAAGAATATTGCTCTCAATCAAAGATTAGCTGAGTCGGTTGCTGATGCAATCTTCTCCGATGTCTGTGAAGGTCTCGCACTTTCTCAGAAGGATAAACTCGCTTCTCTTGCCGAAAATGTTGAGTTTGATAGTGAAGAGAACTATCGTGAGAAACTGGTAACTCTGCGTAAGTCATACTTCCCAGAGAATGCCGGATCTCAAAGAGACGAGTCAGAAAGTATTTCTGAGTCATCAGAAGCAACTTCAGAACAACCAGTATCTGGTTTAATGGAATCATATCTTGATACTCTGACTAGAGTTTCGCAAAAGTGATTTTTAGATTATAAATCAAACTAAAATTTTTAACAAGGTAAATTCAAATGCAAGGTTTCAATGCTGAACACCTTCAGGAGAAGTGGGCACCTATCCTCAACCATGAGGGACTCGGAGGCATCGATGATGCTCATAAGAGAATGGTTACCGCAGTTCTCCTGGAGAACCAAGAAAAAATGCTTCAGGAAGAAAGAGAATTTCTTTCCGAAGCTGGTCCTACTAACTCAACCGGATCGGGAGTTGCTAACTTCGATCCCGTCCTGATCTCCTTGATCAGACGTGCAATGCCTAACCTGGTCGCATATGACCTCGCAGGTGTTCAACCAATGAACGGTCCTACTGGACTGATCTTCGCAATGCGTTCACGCTTCACCAGTCAGTCTGGTGCTGAAGCACTGTTCGACGAAGCAGATACTGGATTCTCCAACTCTGGAATCGGTACTGCAAATCCATATGTTGATGGTTCACAGGGTAATTCAGTTGGTTTAGGTACTACCGGAAGCCAAAATGGAACTAATCCTGGTCTCCTCGATCCTACTACTCAAACCGAAAGTGGATACACTGTCGGTCAGGGTATGGACACTGCACAGTCAGAAGCACTGGGCAATGGAGAGACCTTCAACGAGATGGCATTCTCGATTGAGAAAGTCACCGTTACTGCTAAGTCAAGAGCTCTGAAGGCAGAGTACTCCTTGGAACTGGCACAAGACCTCAAGGCAATTCATGGTCTGAATGCTGAGGCTGAGTTGGCAAACATTCTGTCAACTGAGATCCTCGCAGAAATCAACCGTGAAGTCATCAGAACCATCTATAAGGTTGCAGAACCTGGTGCACAAGCAAACGTTGCTACTCAGGGTACTTTCGACCTCGACGTTGACTCCAACGGCAGATGGTCTGTTGAGAAGTTCAAGGGTCTGATTTTCCAGATCGAGCGTGATGCAAACGCAATCGCACAAAGAACTCGTCGTGGAAAGGGCAACATGATCCTCTGCTCCGCAGACGTTGCTTCCGCACTGACCATGGCAGGAGTTCTGGATTACACCCCTGCACTCAACGCAAACCTGAACGTTGATGACACCGGTAACACCTTCGCAGGTGTACTTGCTGGTAAGTACAGAGTCTACATCGATCCATATTCTGCAAACGTATCTGCTTCTCAGTACTACGTTGCTGGTTATAAGGGTTCTTCACCTTATGACGCAGGTCTGTTCTATTGCCCTTACGTTCCTCTTCAGATGGTTCGTGCAGTTGGCGAGAACACCTTCCAGCCTAAGATCGGATTCAAGACTCGTTACGGTATCGTTGCTAACCCCTTCGCAGAAGGAGCTGCTCCTGTCACCAACCCTGGCAGACTGCAGACCAACGCAAACCGTTACTACAGAAGAGTCAAGGTCACCAACCTCATGTGATATCGGTTCACATATTTCTCTGGGGGTCTTCGGACCCCCTTTTTTTATCTAAATAAAAATAAAAATGGCTTGTAATTTTCCCAACCAGATAAACAATAGGAATTTTTTGTCTCCGGTTGGTTTTAAGTTTACATTATCAAAAAATCCCAAGATTTCTTTTTTCTGCAATTCTGCTAGAATACCAGAAATTAGTTTAGGAACTGCAATTCAACCAGGATATCTTAAAGACTTAGATATCCCCGGAGATAAATTGACCTATGGAGATTTCTCTTTAAGATTTCTGGTTGATGAGAACATGGAAAATTATATGGCAGTTCATAACTGGTTAACTGGATTGGGTTTTCCAGAAACTACACAGCAATTTAAGGACTTAACAACCGATGCTGATGGTATAAGAGATTTAAATAAACAGTTTAGTGATGGCAGTCTTCATATTTTGAACAGTAACTTTAGAGATGTTGCTATTGTAAAATTTAAAGACTTATTTCCCACATCATTATCCTCATTAGAATTTGAGTCATCAGATACTGATATAAATTACTTTACAGCAGAGGTCTCTTTCAGGTATACTGTCTATAATGTCCTAGCTGCCGATAACAGAACTCCCTTATGAATCTTGATCAAATTCAGGAGATGTGGGAAAGAGATTCCCAGATCGACCCTGATAACCTACATGATGAGTCACTAAAGATACCACAACTTCATTCAAAGTACTATACAATTTACAATACGATTACTCTCTTGAGAGAAAAAGCAAGAGAATCTTATAATCGTGTTAGATTGGAAAGACACAACTATTACACCGGAAAGGCACCAGCAGAGGTCTATGTAGAGGATCCTTTTCCCTATAAAGTCAGGGATAAGGAAGCACTACAGAGATACATGGAGGCAGACGAAAAGTTAAATAGTATTGACCTTAAGATTCGCTACTATGATGTGATGCTTAAGTTCTTAGAAGAAATTATTAAAACTATTGCCAATAGAACTTTCCAAATCAAAAATGCCATTGAATGGCACAAGTTCCAAGCAGGTTTCAACTAATGTACAAAGAAGATCCAGATGATCAGTATTATAGTATAGAATTAAATATCCATGGAATCAGAGCAATCCATACTGGATTATCTCAAGCAGTGGAGAAGTGGTCGGGAGGAAATCCCCAAGAACAAGAAAATCTCCAATCCATGAGAGACCACTTCTATAGAATTATTTTAGAACATTCTTTTGAAAATATGAGTTTAGATTGAGGCAATAAATATTCATAGGTGATACTTATGGATTATGTCTCATTTGATAATATCAAAGAAGAACGAGGTATACCTTCAGGTAACTGCAGAACCACACGTCTACTATGAACTAGCAGACCAGTTTACCTTTGAAGTCCCTGGTGCAAAATTTATGCCTCAGTATCGCAGTAAATACTGGGACGGAAAAATTAGATTATTCAATACCCAAAACGGAGAGATATATGTTGGGTTATTGGATAAGGTCACACAGTTTTGTGATGACCACGGATATACTTATGAGTTTGTAGATAATAAGTTTTATGGTCTTCCATTTGAGACCAATGATATGATTTGTAAAGAGGGTGTCAAGGATTA